TCATGGCGCAAGATGAGGATTTCGTCACTCAACTATATGGCGGGACAGAAACGGAAAAGGATATCTCGCTGGCACAAGTATTCGAAGCGATCGATAATACGCCTCAGATCACAATTGCCGAGAGCGGTGTTACTGCTGGTCTCAATATCAAAGATGTTCGAATCGAACAATTCGTTGGGCCGACCGAACGTTATCGCAATACCAACATGACGCTCATCACCATGCAGGTTGATGAACCTCTCGGAACATCGTTGCTCGAAACAATGCGGAATGCTGCATTGGAGTTGCGCGTTCGCAACCTGGACAAATGTCCGTATTTCCTCGAACTTACCTTCATTGGATACCAAGGCGACGACAGCGATGGAAATGTCGGCGACACGGTCACCAATCTATTGGCCAATGACAAGTTCGACAATGGCGGGAGATGGCTATACGAGGTCGCTGTTACCAATATCGATACCGAACTCGAAACGGCTGGTAGCCGATATACGCTGTCAATGCGCCCACACAACGAATCAGCTTTTGACAATGAGCTAAATGTCGTTCCGTCATTTGGACAGGCCAAGGGCGAAACGGTCGGACAATTTCTTGAGAGCTTCAAAGCACAGTTGAACGAACTCTGGAGGTTCCGCTATGGCCGCCCCGTCTATACGTTTGATTTCAAACTGCACGGGATAAACAATCTGGAAGGCGACGACCCGAGCCAATTTCGCATTGCTCCACTAACGCCAGATGAAGAGAGCATCCGAAGCTTTTCGTGGGTGGGTGGATCGGCATTGCCGATAATGCATTTGATGGGCGGCGCCAGAATTCAGGATGTCATCGAGCATTTGTTTGCCTCGACCGATAAAGGCGCGGCGATCATCAAAGCTGTAAAGAAAACGATGGATGTCGATGAAGCCAAGGACAAGTCAACCATGGACTTGTTCAGGAAGTCTATTCTGTTGAGAATAGAACCGGATGTCGATCTCGGTATATACGATCCGATTATCAACAATTACCAAAAGCATATCACATTCCACATTTGGGGATACTACACCCAGAATGTGATTCTGTCTCGTGCCCAAGAAATCAATGCGTCAGACAATTCCGTTCAGGCCCATATGGTTCGTGAATTACTCGACAAGGGATTTTTCCGCAAACGATACGACTATCTCTTCACTGGTCTCAACACGGAAGTTCTGCGACTTGATATCAAATACAATATGGCTTGGAACGTTGCTCTTCCGACCTTGGCCCAATTCGGAACCGATATCGAGCAATCTGTTACCAATGCCAAAGTTGGCGATCAGGTTTTGGCGGATAGGTTGGCGGCTCAGCGATATACTGAAGCACAAGAAGAATTCAAGAAATACCAAAACAACGTAGTCGAGATAAACAATTCGCTGGCATCCCCTGATTTGACTGAAGAAGATCGTCGGCGGCTACAGAGAGAATACGAAGCAGCTAGACGGGCGGAATTGGACGCCAGGAAAAAGGTTGATGCCCTTCAAGCTGAACAACTCGAAATCGCGGCCAGAGTAGCACAAACCGATCAAGACATACGAGCTAGTCGGTCTCATAAGGGTAAATGGCGCGGTTATGCCGAAGACCTCGAAACGCCGTCTGTCCAGGATAGCGGAGCCATCCCTCTGATGATTTCCTATCGGGAAATGAATATCGGCGAGGGGAAACAACAAACCGGAACAGGTTTCGAAAAACCAGTAAACGGTGAACGAGGTATCTATGGCGCGATCCTGGAACAGGTCTATGGTCCATTATCGGCGGCACTTCTCAACATCGAAATGGATATTCGCGGCGATCCCTATTGGCTGAGTTACTCCAATATCGAACGCCGCATGCATATGCGCGGAAGCAACTCTCCGGTATTGAACTCTGAAGTCAATTCCCCGAATTACATCGAGGGAGACAATGTCGTTCAACTTCATTTCAAGTATCCGTTCAATATAGATTCGGAGACCGGCGACATTAATATTCGTGCTGGCGACAAGTTCAATGGACTGTATCGTATCACGAAAGTCATTCATCAGTTCGCTGGTGGAGAGTTCAAACAAACACTTACGGGCATTCGCTATACACTGGTCGATATTGCGCGAGCTTTGGAGTGGGATGGCATCGAAGGTGGCGCCGTTTCAAAACCAGGATCGACTGGTAGAACCGAACTGGTGAGCCCTCCGCCGAGTGCGGCTGCTGGAGCCAGAACGACTCCTGGTCCGGCTGCCGGTCCAAGAGGAATTCGGAATAACAATCCCGGAAACATCAAGACTTCGTCTATCCGTTGGCAAGGGCAAACGGGAAGTGACGGAACATTCGTGACTTTCGATACACCGGAGAGCGGAATTCGTGCACTTTCCAAGAACCTTTTGGCCAAACAAGACTTGCACGGTTTGGGGACCGTTCGCGATATCATCAGTGATCAGACCTGGGGCTGGGCGCCTGCTTCAGACGGCAACGATCCGGTAGCGTATTCGAAATTTGTGGCAGAACGAATGGGAGTGTCGCCGACTCAGCAAATAAACCTGCATGATCCTGCCACATTGGCCAAATTTACTGCGGCGATTATACAAGTAGAAAATGGCAAACAACCGTATTCACAGAGTATAATAAATTCCGGTGTCAGTAGAGCACTGGCGGGAGATTAAAAATGGCGCCGACATACAGAGCAGATAAACCAATTAAGGGTTATAGAGCGATACTGCCGACGACCGGCGTATTTGGTATGCACATCGGTATCGTAAAGAAAAACGATGATCCTCAACGAATGGGTCGTTTGATGGTCTGGATACCGGAGTTCGGTGGTGATCCAGATAATGCGACTAATTGGATCAACGTTAGCTATGCGTCTCCGTTTGCTGGTTCCACGCCGTCCAGTGCTTTGAGAAAAGATGGCGAAGACATGGCGTCGTCATCGCAATCTTATGGTTGGTGGGCAGTGCCGCCCGATCTCGATAACCAAGTTCTGTGTTGCTTTGCCAATGGCAATATCTCGCACGGGTATTGGATTGCATGCATTTACCAGCAAAACATGAACCAGATGGTTCCCGGTATTGCCTCTGCCACGCCGACTGATGAACAAGCCGTTCGGTGTGGTGTCGAGCCTCCGACTGTTGAATACAACCGATGGAGTGATCAGAATCCAAATGCACCTCGCCGCCCGGTATTTGAACCCCTGGACGGAGGATTGTCACGAGAAGGATTGTATCCAGACCCACAACGCGGACCTTCTTCTACATCCGCGAGACGTGAGGCCCCGAGCGCAGTATATGGAATGCTGTCGCCGAGAGGAAATACCTTCCATATTGATGATAATCCCGAAAACGAGTTCATTCGGTTGCGGACCAGAACGGGAGCACAAGTTCTCGTCAACGAAACAACCGGCTTCGTTTACATCAACTCCCGAGATGGTAACTCGTGGATCGAAGTCAGCGATGTCGCCGTGGATATTTACAGCCTCGGAACCGTGAACCTTCGTTCGGAAGGTTCGCTGAATATCCACGCCGACGCCAGCCTAAACATTGAAGCTGATGGTAATCTCAACTTCCGTGCTGGTGGAAACATCACGATGCAGAGCGCGGTGAACCTAGACGTGTCGGTCAATGGCCACACGGCATTCAATTCTGGTGGCGCATTTTCTGCTGTGACCAATGGAGACCTTGGGTTGGTATCAGCCGGGGCGATCGGTCTGGAAGCCGGGGGTAATATTTTCCAGGGCGCGGGCGGCAATCATGTTCGTAATGCCGCGATCATCTATGACAATAGCGGCGGGTCTGGGTCGGCAGTTAATTTGACTGCGGCGGTCGCCACGATGAACACACTCCCCGAGGTTACTGGCGAAGCCCCGTGCTACACGGCCACGACCCGTAAAACCATATTGCATAGAATGCCGACGCACGAACCGTATGTCGAGCACCCGTCTGCGGGAGATGCCCCGCCTGCTTCAAAGGCGTCCGAGTATCCTACCGCAGAAGAAACCGAATCAGTCGCCGATGGGCCTGTTCCCGTTGGCGAACCGGCCAATTCGATTTCAAACCTCTCAGCTACTGAATTGGATTGGTTGACTTGCTGCATGATCGACGAGGCGGCGAACCAGGGCGATGATGGATTGGCCGCTGTCGCCCAAGTCGTCAAAAACCGGATGGCGATGCGCCAATCCAGCGATGGCACGATCAAGTCTACGGTGTTGTGGCCAAACCAGTTTTCGGGTTTCTATTTCGACACTTCGCCGAAGTGGCATCGTGTTTGTTCTGATCGCAAATGCGCGGAACAGCGCGGACTTCAGAAAATAGAACGATACAAGAAGAATAAATCAAAGTGGGATCATGCATATGACATCGGTAGACGAGTCATGGCCGGGACCTATAGCGGCGGCGCGGGATATCAAGCAATCCGAGCCAACAAGAGATGCACGATGTATCTCAACCTACCGGTAACCAAGGCAAACAATCCAAAAGGAAGTTGGACTGGTTGGGCCAAGGATTCCAAAAAAGTAACCACAGTCAAGGACCATACATTCTACCTAGCATGACAAACATTTCAGCATTCAAAATCACGCCAACTGTGTTGGCAGCAATCAGACACGCTCACGCCGTGTCGCAAATCGACTTCGGTTTCCTTATGGCAATGTGTGCTCAAGAAAGCGCATTTAATCCATTGGCCAAACCGGGAATCAACCCAAAGACTGGCAAGAGATATTCCAGTGCCGTTGGCCTGTATCAATTTCTCGATGCGACCTGGGCGGGCTTAGTTCAAAAATATGGGCTCAAGTATCGAATTGGTATCAATGATCGAGAAAATCCCATGGCGAATGCCATTATGGGTGCGTTGTTTGCCAAAGAGAACGCCGACTATCTGACCAAGAAAGGTCACAAGGTCGGGAGAACGGAGCTATATATGGGCCACTTCCTCGGAGCCGGTGGAGCAAACGTGTTCCTTAGTGCTTTGGCGAAAAACCCATCCGCAAAAGCGGCTAACATCACGGAAAGTGCCGCCAAGGCCAATCCGTCGATCTATTACAAAAACGGCGTAGCAAAGACGCTGGCTGAAGTATACGCGTTTTTCCAAGCCAAGATTGAACCCAACGCAACTGCTTTTGCCGCTGCTTATAAAGCGGCCTAAACGATTTCGTGCCTACCCAGTTTCAGGGGATGATCTTTTGGTCTCCTGATCTGGGGTTCGGCGGGAAGCTGCAATTCTTCCAACCCGCTATCTCTGAAGAGATAGTGGTAAAAAGGCACTTCTGGCGGACAGCCAGGATATTTTGAATCCGGGTAACGGCCAGCGTGACGATAGAACTCGCATGCACGATCGAACGATGGCGAGGCGCCATAGAAGAACAAGTCACCAACTCTTCTTCCGAAATTCGGATCATCATACGAGTGGACGGTATAGAGAGTATTTGGTTCCGGTATGGGAAATCTTGCCAGAACCGATAGCGGCTCTCTGGCAAATACCAAATCCATTCGACCACGAACGCATATGTCGTAATCAAATCCATTGTCGATTTCGTGATTACGCTTCAACTGCGACGCAACCATCATTGAATAGAATTGTGATGCTTGCCATTTAACCGATGACGGTTCTTTGCTTTGACGAATGATGCCGCGTTCTGGTTCCCGACACCCGTCGATACGCATGGCGACTGGCTTATATGCACTTCGAAATTTCTCGATATCCAAGGGGTCTATTTCATGATCACCATCGTGGGTCGTGTTCTTGGACCATGTGTGGACGAAAATATCGAATTCGACATCGCCGTGACGGCGAAACATTGGTTCCCACCATGAAAGACACGACTCCCAGGTTCGCATCTGACCGGATAAGCAAATCGCTACTTTCATTTCATCTCTATGAAGAAACGTGAGATGCTGGGTTCGAGATATCGAATTTCGATGCCGGTAGCGAGCATGATTTTGTTTTCCAGACTATCGATGGCCGCGCGCATATCGACTTTCGATGCCTCGTTTTCCCAGTGATCATTGAACCAATCGAAATCACGAACGACCGTTGGATCGAATCCCTCGTCCAACATGCGTGCCCACCCTGCCCGAGTTCCGAAAATGGCGGCATCACCAAACGGTGTGTGCGATCCAACACAAGACCACATGCGAAGGTTTCGGAGATTGAAAGGGTGTAGGTCGATCATTTTTTCAGGATCAACCCGGCGGCCCCGATCCATGCAGAGTTTGACGCCTTCTCGAAATCCAACCCGGTAGGCTTGATAGTTGGACCCGAACTCTACGCTCGAATATACGATGGACGAATGTTCGTAGCCGTCTTGCCAGCAAAAATCGATAGCAGTGTCGGATGAATCATTGATTTCGTGTCCGGCGCCGCCGTTCAGCACAAACTCTTTATTCCAAATCTTGATCCCGCCATTGCCGTATTGGAGACCGTTTATGGTATTACGAGCGGCATAGGACAAACAGGCCGAGACAGCAGGAGCGGAATTCTGTTCAAAGAACGATTGATCAACGACGTTGTCAGCGTCAATGGTGATGAACCGATCAGTTTCGGATAACTTTGCTGCCATTTCATGGACCGCGCCGAAACCTTTCACTCCATGAATTCGTTGAGCCCATGGTGCTTTGTTCAACAGGTCGGCCCAATGCTCCTCGGCGTTGGGCTCATCATAGGATAGGAAAAACAAGTCTAGTTCATTCATCGCTTTATCGTAATCGGAATTGTTGTCGGGCTGGTATATATATCGTGCGTCTTGTTCCGTATTCCTAACGCGTATTCGATCGAAATTTCCATTTCAGCACGGGGCGTGAGTAAAGCGCAAAGAGCTAATGGATCGTCAGCTTCCGTTATCGCGATAAAAGGATCGTCGGTTAGCCAAATTCGATCAAAGGCCCCAGAGAGCGTCAGGAGACCGTTCGCGTGGTTCACGACACCGAGTGACGGGCCAGACACTGAACGGTCTTCCACGGCTCTCCTGAGGCCTGGGGGACCATGATTGATCGTTGTCGATATCATGGCAAGGCAACCGGCCTCGTTCCAACCGATATACCAATCAGATGGCGAGAGTTCGCCGCGAAGGAAAGATCGTGCGGTCTCTTCGTCGATTTCGATTTTGGAATATTGCTCTAACGTTTCGTCGGTTCGAAAGGAAACGCCACGAATGCTCCCATCGGTATCATAATACATATGGGCGGGCATCGAGCAGCCTTTCGTATTTGGAAATTATATCATCGGTCAGAGCAGATTTGACATGATAGTGAACCGGAAGTGTTTGCTGAAAAACGCCGATATGAACCGATCCATCATTGTGTAGTTTCAAATCTACGTGTTTGGTCCAGTCGTCATTTGACGTTTCTGGCCAATTTTGCAATTTGGTTTTCATGTGAACGAATCGCGGGATCGGGAAACCCGAAAACGTCATGGTATTTTCGGCATCCAGAATTTTAACCGCCATAGCGAATACGACATCGGTCGTTTGGGGCTGCCTCGTTTGGGGCGTCAACCTGTTTACGAAGTCGTCCCAGTTGTTCCATATCGTATCGACCATATCGAAAAGTTGCTGGGCGTGGTCTGAGTGTTTGAAATACATGAAAGCGGTGTAGATGTTCGGAAGTTCATTATCGGTAAAGACCCGTCTGTAATGATCCGACGTGATGGTTTCGCCGCGATACGTTTCTACAGCGGTCGATATCCACACATCTTGTTTCGCTAAAATGTCCCACCATGCACTGATGTCTTCCGAAAATAACATGTCGGCATCTAGCTTTATGGTCTCTTCATACGGAGAGACGTGATAGGCCTTCCATTCATTTTCCAGTTTCCATGCCGATTCTTCAGCCGCATCACCCCATGGAACTTCTATGATCTCGTCAAAGACATCTCGATACTTGGGTTCAATTTCCGTTCCAGGAGTAACGATGATAGACAACCACGGAATGGTTGATTGTGATGTCTTCAAGCTCATCGCTAAGGCATAGGCCAGTCGGACGTAATCAATAGACGAATTTTGGGCGATCGTAAGAAAGCCACGCTTTCGTTTGAACTCCCTCACTGGTATTCCTCGATTATGTAGTCGGCATTTCGCATTATCGCGAACTTGTTCATCACGTGGATGTTGAAATCCCGTATCCTGGCCAGAGTCCCATCTTCGCTCACGAAGGTGAAATCGTTTTTCGCGACGTTGATCAAATCATCATTTTCTCCGGCAACCATCATAGTCGGATACGGCAACTGAAACACATTGTGTTTCAACACATGGGCCGCGATGCTGAACGAATAATCATTTCGATATAGGCTGCCAGGGAAATGATATATTTGCTGGTAGTAGTTGTAATGGTTTCGGATATTCTCAACCATACCGAAGAAACGTTCGGCCAGCGGTGTCTTTCTGAAAAACACAGATGTGGCCCAATACAATGGGATGCCGTATGGCTCTAGCCGCTGTTCGTTTTCATGAAGTGGTTCGTGCTTTAGTGATATCGCGGTTTTGTTGGCCATAACATCTGCATATGAAGACCAAACCGCATCGAGCGTGTTGTCCATGATGAGATAATCGGCATCGATCATCATCGTTTCATCATATGGCGATAGGTGATACGCGTCGGCCCGAGCACGATTTCTCCAGAGCAACCGATGTGATGCCTTCATCGTATCATTGAAACGTCTGGTTTGCGTTTCGCCGCCATCATGCAGGATGATTTGGTCAAACGTTTTTACCAAGTTGCCGCGTTTTTTGATCAGCCACTCGACGCTGTTCTCATCGGTCACCAGGGTAACCTTTTTTTCGGACGAGTTGGCGCGGATCATCAAGGCGTTGCATAGAGCGATATCGGTGTAATCGACCTTGTCGTTATTGTATCCGTATATGAGAAAGCCACTACTCATTTGATCAAAGCCTCAACTGTCCGCTGTTTTCTGAGTTTTTCAAAATCAGAGAAATAGCTGTTGGTGGCTTGAAAATATATGTCTGAAATCTTGGATAGGAATGACTCCACGTCTCTAATCATGATCGGAGTATCGCGATCGTCGATCAGAACAACATCCCCATGATGTGCCATTGCTGTGCAGAAATTTATGAGTTCTCTCGTTATCCGAAAGGTTCCGCCATTGCAGCTATAGAGAAGAGCAGCCTCGTATTTGAGCCTGAGATTTTTCCTCGTAAGTGCAAGAGTTGCTGAATAATTCGCTTGCGCGAGAGCAGCCGATAAACGTTCATCCATTGCCCCAGTATAGCGTAGGACAATGGATGAAGTCTAAATTAAGCTGCTGCTGTTCCGCCGGTCTCACCATAGCTCGGCCATGTGAATTCGACAAAACCAGGATTTCCTGCGCCGCCGGGCCAATTGTAGGATTCCGCTCGGTCTTTGTTGCCGCTGCCGCCGCCGCCAGAACCGTATCCGGTGCCAACTTTACCGGTAGAAGCTCCGCTGTATTGCGCGCCGCCCGCTGTCGTGCCGCCCAAACCACCAACAGACCCGACCAGGGGTCCTGCGGCGCCGTTACCACCGGAAACGCTCGACGTGTCGCCCGAACCAACGCTGCCGCCCTGGCCGCTGACGCCATTTGGTGAGCCGCCAGCACCGCCCGCAGCTTGTGAGCTATTGGGGCGACCGTCTTGTCCTTTGCTTCCGCCCGTTACCGTAATTACCGGAGTTCCATTTTTTGAAACAATGGTTGATCCGGACGCGGTGTCTCCGACATCAGTTCCGCCCGGAGGATCGCCCGGAGCATCAAGACCACCTTGTCCAATGACAAAGCTGAAGACATCGCCCGGTGTGCAAGAGACGGGTTCGTAATGGACCCAACCGCCGGAACCGCCGCCGCCGCCGCCGCTACCATCCCCTTCGGTATGTCCGGTTCCTCCGGCGCCACCGCCGCCGATCACCCACGTGAACATGACCTCGGTCACCCCGGCAGGAACAGTCCAGTCACCATCGGTTGTGATCTGTGTTGTTGTTGCGTTTAGTTTGTTGACGGTGAAAGAGAAATTACGCGTTGACGACGCCGAACCATCGCTTACGGCGATTGAGAATGGATATGTCGTTGCAGTAGTAACGATTGGGAAATTACCCGACAACAATCCGCTAGACGATAGCGTAACTCCGGGAGGAAGCGATGTTCCATTGACGAGAGCATAACTGAGCGCGCCGCCTTCTGGATCGGTGGCGGCCAATTGAACCGAGACCGCCGCTCCACTGGTATTCGTTCCGAGACTTCCAGATGCTGTTGTCCAAGTTGGGGCTTGGTTTGATGCGCTAAATGAAGTCACGGTGGTGAACGTTGGCATTCCAATCGAAGACAGATATGTCGCTCTAAGAACATCGACATGTAATGCAGTTCCGGAAAGCAATCCAGTCTCGGCCACTTCCGCGTTCGTATATGCATCATCAAGGACTACCGTAAATCGAATTCCGGTTCCATTTCCGCCGTTGACGTTGGCTCTATTCAAAACCTTCGCAGTAACGGTTACGTCGTTCATGGAATACGCGCCGGTTCCGAGATTTTGTCCGTTAAGAACTGTTGTCGGAGTAGATGAACCCAAGCTATAGAAACCAACATTGGAAACTGCCGCTGACGCCGTTCCGGAAATGGAAAATGATCCGGCCTTAAGTGTCATTGTTCCAATCGCATTGCTTAGCAAAGTTCGCCAATCTGCGTCCTTGGTGGTTCCGCCCGATGGATGAACTAAACGAATGCGTAGTTCTCCTCCCGAATTGAAGAAATATCGTGCCGCGTTTTCCGATCCAAAATCCACATCAAAAACGCCGGTAATGGCGGTGCTCCAGGCTCCGCTTCGCGTCAACGTAAAGGAAGACGTGGACAAGGTCATCGACGCTGCATCAGCAGTCAGACGATTGGTATCGATCGCCGCGATATAACTATCGAGGTCGTAAGTATTAGATGATGGTGCAGCTTGTTCGTGTGCAAAAATGGTTTGGCCCGCAGCAAACGATCCCGATGGCGGTAGGTTTGTGATTGACGTGCCTTGGTGCGTTGCGCATACCGCAATCATCGATCGTAGATTTGTCCAATGGCTGGCGGCGACGTTCGCACCAACCACGACATTGCTCTGCGTTACGGTGGTCTGACCGTATCCGCGATTGCCTGTTCCGACTCCATAGATATCTCGCACTGAGGCGAGGAAGCCGTTCAGGTCCGCAGCAGCGATAACGTCTCCCTTACGATAAGCCATTGTTAACGAGTTCCGATCACCGCCAAGACAAGTCCAACATCATCGATTTCTTTGTCTTCGAGGGCGCGGCCAACCATGAAGCCATAGACGCCACCTTCGATCTCGGAGGCTCTAGCGGCTCCGGGGGTTTCACTCATTCCGAGGACATCGCCCTTTTTGACTTTACCTAAAACTTTCACTGGGACCCGACCCAAGTAACCAACAAACGGATGTGTGTCGTCGGACCCCGCATCTTCGTTCATTCGAACTCCAGGGTTTCCGGAAATAACACCGAGGCAATATCCATCGCTCCAGAATGACTTACGAATTTCGCCGTCTCCGCCCAACCCGACGATGTCTCCGATTTCCAATGCTTCGCTGGCTTCAAATCGTTCGGCAACGTCAGCGTAAACCGTGGAGGTTGCTTGTCCCTGGAATTTAACACCAACGACATCGCCGCTTGAGTTACGAATTACGGCGGTCAACGGAGTGGCGGGGATAGCAGAATCGTATCCGTCAAGATAATCTGCATTTAGATTGGCGACTTTTGTCTTGCTACTTGTAACAATAGGAGCAACACCATCTGGACAAGTAAGAACAAGCTGATATCCGGTTAGGGTAGCCCCGTTTGACGAGAACGATGCAACGATTGCCCATGCCGATCCATTATAGAGTTTTAGAGCCAAACTCCCTTTATCAAACCACAATTGACCGATCAACGGATTGGCCGGAGCAGTGTTCGACGCGTGATTTTCGAGAATTTTGACTAGGCTTTCCGCAACCGGAACACCATAACCAGCCGTGCGGCGACCGACGAGAGAAATCGAACACGCACCCGTGTTGACCGTTCCTTCTTCAATCGTTGTTAGGACCGTTCCGTCCGACTTGTGAATAGTATAGGTCATTCAGTCTCCAAGTATGTAATATCAGTCGTATTTATGAGTAAAATAAACACCAGACATATCACGCCATGTATATTCTAAGGGTGTAGACGATTTCGATGATTCGGTTCAATGATTTCTGGATAGGATGGAAAACAACATGGGTCAGAAGTTTTCCTGCGCCTTGCTCGGTATCGAACGCTTTCAGTCCTAGCTCATCGAATACATAATCACTTTCAGTATCTGTGGCGTCGTCGAATGCTTCTTGGCCGGATGGTTCATTGTAGTCGAGCGTGCAAAGAACAACGATGTCGCTATAGAGGCTGTTAGCGGTGTGCTGAACCGTGATCTTGTTTTTCAATCGATCCGGGGCAGACATCAATGGGCTCTTGTCATCGACCAGTTTTCTGAATGTCTGGTTGTATAGTTCGGAATCCGTTCCCGTAGCGTTTGGCGGGAAATAAGTAATAGCTCCGGTTCCGGAAACCGTTGAAGCTCCGTTACCAAATACCATTTCATGAATATGGCCTCGCGCATCATTCGATAGCGCGAAACCAAGTGCTTCGGACATGTTTTCATAGTTGATCGCGTTCATTCGATCACACAGGACTTCACCGGTCCCGGCATCTCGAATCAAAACATGTCCAACCATTTTGGATTGGCCGTTGTCAATCAATGGCATTAACTTTACCCTTCATTTCGTGGTCATAGACCGGTATATCTCGTTGATTTAGTAAAACCTCGCCACTTTGTGGGTCTCGGATTAACAAATGAGCGACGATCATTGGTTTCACGCCTTCATCAACTGTGGATTCATCTTGCATCATCTATTTATAGTCTCGTATTACTTGGATAGAATACTTCCGCCACCGTGACGACTGAAGTATCGATGGGGTGAGTGTGAGAACTGATATTCTCGTATATCATAACAGTTTCCGACGCGAGAGGAGCAGTATTAAATGTGACGCGGGCAACATTTCCAATCAGAACTACATCGTAATCGATGTCTTTTTGTTTGGCGGTCGAGACACCGTCTTGGTCGAATACATAAACGAGCACTTGATCACTTGACGCGTCGTCAAGATCGAAGACAGTTCTCGATCCTGTTCCGTCAATGTGCTGCATCCGATAGCTCACTTGCCCGATCGCCGTCCCTTTTGTTCCACGACGCATTGACTTGAGAACGAACGCCCCGGTTTCGTCATCCCACTCGACCAACCCGTATTCTACGCGTTCGTTTCCGATCCAGGCCACGGATGGGGAATCCGACTGAGGCTTACGGAACATGGTGTCTCCCAATATCCCGGTCGATGTCATCATCGGAGTGACTGATGCGTTTGTCGTAGGCAACAAGGCGACCGACAGGGAACCATCACGGAAGTTAGAAAGACGAGAATACTCCCATCCACCATCCATGTGATTTATTGCTCTGAATTCGCCCAAGTAGACACCGGACGGGACTTCTTCAGTAACCGTGCCGACGCCGCTGTCCCATTCGTCATCATCCCACAAACCAGTATCCCAATCACCGTCCACAAACGGGCGCATAATAGCTTTCGTCGGGATGATGGTGCTTGCAATGAAACCATGAGGCAGAGAGGCCGCATTTGCTGCAAAAACAGTAGCTCGGAAATCGTCCGTGACTTCGTGACCAGCGGTAAAGAAAATGCCATCTTCGGTCAGGTTGAATTCCGTGCTCGATACTCGAACGCCATTTTTAGTCAACCAAACATATTCTTTTGATACCGGGACTGACGACAGCGGGTAAATGCCCGTGCTATTTCCCAAAAATGACTGAGTAGTCATCGACATGCTTGCGCTACTTGGGAACGTCGTTACCGTCACATAGCTGACGCCATTGGTCATCGAGACGCCCCCGGCAATCGTCAGAGTCGATCCCGAAATGGTATATTCGGTTGTCGGAATTAGACGAATGCCATCGACTTCAACGATCATGGTGTTGACGTTTGATGGCGACGATAGGTTCGTAACCGTGAAAGTCCTGGTTCCAGAATAACTGAACGTTTGGGTTCGAACGCGAATTGATTCTTCCCCAGAGATGTTTTCCCGAACAACAATCATAACCTGATCGTTGTCCGCCAGACTATCCGTGATTGTTACAACAGAGGAAGCCACGGTGAAACCAGAAGTCGCTACTCCATTGACGATCACTTCAACTGCACCGCTTTCGGTAATTGCGAAAGTCTGGGGGTCTGGTGACGAATATTTGTAGAACAACATTTCTCTGATCTGGCTCTCACTTCCGATACCGAATACGTGAACGATGACTTGTTCAACCGGCGTTGTATCTGGATGAGCCATATCGACAGTTGCCGTTCTGGCAAACAAATCGATTGTGTATGCTGAAGTCGGGGCACGCTTTCCGTCTCGGAAAACCAAGACGGCTTCTGAACTCTGCGGAATACTCACGAAGGGAACCGTCGCCGAACCAGTGGTGATATTCAACGAAGACCGAGTCCAGAGTTTAACTTCTTGTTCTGGGGCTCCAGGACGACCATATCCGCGAACCTTGATCGAGAGATTGTCATAGTGTCCGGCAAGAACAAGTTCTTCAGGATGGTCATCGTCCCAATCGGGGTCATTGAGTAGCAGACCAACTCGCCCATCCACGTTCGGGTTCAGGGATAGCGTGATGGCATTTGCCGAGACATTGGCATTGCTCATATCGAGCCCGGTGACTTCCATTTCCACGGTCAGTTGGTTGGCAAGCTTATCGCCATCCGTTAGAGGACCTTTGAAGTTGAGGTTCATCAGGGCGGCGATATTCTTTTCCGCCATGGTATCGGTCGGATTGTAATGTGCTTCGATTTTTGAAGCGGCTCCGAGAAGCAGACCATTATCCAACAGAGTAGAACCCAAAGTCACGGTATCGTTCACCGATACCGAATTGGGCACAGTAACCCCATCGATACGATCAAAGACCAAAGTGGTCGTTAGACGACGGATCGGGTTCCACGTTGCAGAGTTATACTCATCGATATCGGTTCCCGTTTTGAGATAGTTTTCATACCATTTCACATAACGGTCATCGGTGGACAAGATCGCGAGATCGCCAGGAACTGAAAGGTTCAAAGAGCGATATGCCGTCATTGCGTTGTCGTAATAACGAGGTTTGTCGAAATCGGTGGTCGTTACGGTGCCTTGATCTATTTCCGGAGGAGATAGAGTTCTGGAAAAATCTCGTGTTTTGACTCGATATGGCTTGACTTCATCGATATACGAAACGATGGCCGAAATGTTGTCTGGACGCTGAACTGGAGTTTGCTCAAGTTTTTCATTGAACCCGCTGACATGCATGAACGAAGTCTTGAATGCCCAGTTGATCTGGTCTTGATGAGCATGCGCGAAATGAACCATAGAGAAGAAGAGTTCATTCACTTCATCATCTGTGAAGAATGATTCCCGAAGTGCATGGAGAAGAGCACGAAGCTCGTTTCCACCGTCACGGGTTGCAATCACATCAAGATCGAATACGCCGTCTCGCCCGTAGGGTAGGCGGCTGTTATCGTAGAAATCGGCAGACAGTGCTACCGTGGCATTCTCGCGGGCGACAGTCTCCCAGGAGCTTCCGCTCGGAATTTTCCAAATCCAGCGACCAGTTCCATCGTTGGCGATAGAGACGAATGGCGACTTCTCAGAATCGGCTTCTGCGATCGTGAATTCGTTAACCGTTGCATAATGGACAACCGGGGGGTTCGCCGCCGAATAGCCATCCGCATACCAATCAATTTCGGAAATGAACGGGGTGGTGTTATAGCTCTGAAGACGAAGAGTTTCCCATCCACTCGGTGCCTCGGGGATGTGGCGGAATAGACCCCAGAAACCACGTCCGGTGTCGCTTACCATCACGCGGTGACCAACCTCCAGGGGAGTATCTCCGACCCGCAGGGCATCCCTCTCGGCGATCGTGCTTACGAGATCATCATATACCGAAGCAATCGCGAACTCATGGCTCGCGGTATCGTATTCCCATACGCTCCATTGCGGAATCGCGTCAGCAACACGGTTGACGAAAATACGAATGGTTCCGATCATCGCGGCCACGTCATCGCGAAGAACTAACTCGTCTCGTTCCTCAATAGAGAATACTTCGAAATCATATTCTTTGGAAGACGGTAGAGAAATATCTGTTCCCACGCTTGACGACCAGAACAGTTTGTTTTCTAGTTCATCAACGGACAATTGCCATGTATCGGTCAAGTCAATCAAGCCGGAATACCATCCGGGTCTTTCCGACCGGGCCAAAATAGTGTTGATCATACCAACCAGTGACTCACGAGCCGCCATTATGGTTTCATCAATTGTGTGTTGCGATCCAGCGAACAACGATTGACGGGGACGAATGCTAATTCCCTGGCGAGACGTGTTGTGCAACAAACGATCTGGAACTGACTGGAACCTAGCGTTCATGCCGACGACGCTATCGACCATTCGATCCCACAGATGATCGGGTGGAAGTTGGTCGCCTTCCCGAATTAGTGTCCACTCGGTATGAACCACCCCATCGTTGTTCGGAAGATTGTCAATCTCGATTTGCATGACCGACGAGGTGTCGTTCAAGTATTGAGAAATTCCACTCACGATAAAGCAATCCGGCGCCAGGGATGCAATCCATGGAATATCAAATGCGCTCGGGTTGTTCACCATTCTGGCCACGGTCGCCGCAGGAAGAGTTCTTCCCGTCATGATAGGAGCCGAAATTGCTCCTTTTACCCAGAAATAGTAAACCGTGATTGTTTTGTTCAAGTTTGGATCGAATTCCGTTGTTTCAGTCCAGCTATAGTTGCCATCCGGACTATACGGGGTCCCGTCGCCATTCCAGTTCTCCGGAAGTTTCAGACTCCGGGTCCATTCGTAGATGTCGATCGTGGTTCCAGGAGCAATCGTTCCCCAATTCTCGGCACGATACTGGACTTCAGTCGTATCGGGGATGATCAGCGGATCGTTGGTCTCGGTTTCGACAAAGCGAACCGCAGAGATATCCCACCACAGAAGGCCGACCTGTTCTAATCCCCAGACATTTTCGCCGAGTTCATAGCCCTGATTATAGCAGGCTGGGTCGAATTCTAGTTTGAATGAAATGTTGATGTCGGCTGGACCCGGAATCAAACCCCTGGCGGGATCATAGACCGAGATATGGTTGAGCAACAGCGGTTCCGCATTCAACAGTGACGAAGTCTGGACCGTTGATTTGTCATACAACAACGCGGATGTGATTCTGGAAGAATCCATAACACGTGGCTGACGACGAACCGCAGTCCATCCATCTGATGTTTTGCTGAATACTTTCCATCCATCGGTCAACGGGCCGTTGCTATCGGACGTGGCATCGACATATACCAGTTCGTCTTCGGGAACGAACCCGCCGTTTTCGTCTCTGTCAGCTTCGGAAGCGAAACGAACGGAACGAAGGATGCGGACAGATGGCGCGAGAGCTTCATCTTCGATATTTGCTGTTTCGTCCGGTGTCGGATCGCCACTCTGCGTTATCCAAACATAGGCATCTTCTCCGACCGTCAAGATATCTACCCAGTCGTCACCAACGTCCGTGATTGTTTGGATGCCCTGCAATTCCGTGGTTCCGTCAACAATCATGAGCAGGCCGACATCACTGTCTGTGAGGCCATGAGCATTTTCGAAATACAAACGAGATGTTACGAGAGCATTGGAGTCGAGAGGGACATCAATTCTTCTGATACGATTCTTTTCCCCATCAGCACTCATGTGAGATGAACGCAGGATCGACCATTCGTTATTGTAATCATACACCCAAATCCGCTCACCGTTCAGCAAGAACCCAGGACGATCAACACCTTCTTGCATTGTTCCCGACAATGCTTGGGTTTTTTCCAAATACAGGTCTTGAACATCAGCGATGTGGAAGAGTGTGTAGTTGACATCGGTCAGGCGGGCATACCCAGCAGTCGGCATATCGCCTTTTTTGGAATCCAGCCCAGACCTTACGGGGAAAAAGGCCGATTTGATTGCTGGAATTTCCAAGAAATCAGTGGTCTTGATCCCGATGATGTCGCTGCTCGATGTTTCGACAAAGCGAACGAGTTGCGGTTCTCTGTTCAACGAAGACTGCGTTAGATCAAATGCAGCCCGTTGTGTTGCTTCAAGCGCACCATAGGATGCCGCTTTCAGTGCCCATTCTTCATTGAACACTAGATCGCGCGCCTGCCCAATGAACGTGCTGCGCAGCAGTTTATTGAAAACGTCCGGTGCGCCTTTTTGCTTGATCATTCCGAGATAGAACTCGAACTGTTCTGTATCGGACAACACCATTTCGGTCATGTAGTTACGGGACTCGTATCCCATCAAATGGCGAGCATAGTCGTGCAGCGTTTTGTTATCAGTCCCTTCGATTTCAAAGGCAGTCCTGATATCTTCGGATGCTTTCTCGAAATTGGGCTTGATCTTGTTGTCAATGAGAACATAGCCAGGAGCGTCCATACGTCCGGCCCAATCCTGAGATCGTTGGCCAATCAAACGAAGGCGCGGTTGACGCAAATCAAGCAACGGGTTGTATATAACGTCGTCGAAGATGGTCTGGTTGCTGAAGATCAAGGCATGTTCGATCTCTCCGACACTCAGCCGGATTCCGTATAGGCTCGAACCATTAACCGTTATGGTCAATTCGCCGTCCATTCGGGTTACGAAGGTGTCGCGGCGATTGATCGGCATACCAGCCCGATCAACCATGCCGTAGACGCCCTTGAAACTCTGTTCAAGGTCGTAGACCATGCCGTGATCAGTAACGAACTTGATCTTGTCGGCTCCAGGAGAGAGGGTAATGAAGTGCCCCGGAGCCCATTGAACCTGTGACCAATTAAGGAATTCTCTGACGGATTGGGTCCAATCAGTTACGATGCCGGATTCGGGTTCTCGTTCATCGAATACCCATCCACGGCTCACCAGATAACGTTCGTAATCAAACAGGAATGACGCAACATCTTGGATAGAGTTGAATTCAGTTCCATACGGAACTGCGGCGATTTCATCCAGAGCGGAAGTATACTTTTCGACCCGAAGAGTCTGCGAACGCAGCAAGCCGGGCTCTGCTTTCCAATAATCGCTTTCGAACGTGGAAGACGACGTGTGGGCGCGGAGTGCTCTATAGGTAGACTCTTTATACGAGACGAGAATATTCGTCTGATAGAAAACGTTTGGTCTCCACTCGACAATAACGAGTTCCTCGGCGCCTTCTTCCAATCGAACAGTGACATGGGGGCCATATGGATCACCGGGAATAACTGAGAATGACGGATTGGTCGCGTCGTATCCAATAACTCGCCACGACTCTCCAGTCCATTCAACGATGACACCAGAATAGAATTCTTCCCGGATACTTGGGGAGGTATAGAGAACGATTTGGACGTTTTCTTCCGGAACAAGACCAAAATTGTCGGCCATGACTCGAAGGTTCTCGTCAGTGGTGAAACCGGCCATGCGGTGTGACAGACGTGCATCGAGACCACGAACGGCGAGGCCCAAAATAGAAGGAGATTGCCCCTTCGAAATCAGGTGTTCGCTAATCCACTGTTGAATTCCATATCGGGAAATTTTCGATCCGTTATCGTCAACCTCACCGTGAACAGAGTAAGACGAGTTATTCGGACGATTTCCCGTCTCGTTATAAATCAACTGGTCTTGGTGAACTATACGGTTGTTGACCGTATCCCAACCGAATTCCACCCAACGGGCAGGTTTCATCAGGAATGCCGCTTTAGCAATAGAGAACCCGTAGGAGATTGAAATTCTCCAGAGATTTTCCACCGGACCGTGATCGCCGAACACCCATGGCCGCGAAGCCAGATATTCAGTCGGTTGCGTCGGGATAATCCGGGAAGCAATCGGATCGAGCAATTCGCCAGTATCATCGACTGGGAGGACATCCATGAGGCCAGGGCGGGCAAACCGAGTGTCGGTTCCTTCACGGGCTCCAGAACGGATAACCCCATCCCGGAGGTCATGCCACATATCGGTGTTTTCGCTCGTGTATGGGGCTGCGCCATACTCGTCTTCCCACCAGTCTGGCTGGTTGGCAAAGCCAAGCATTTCCCACGGAGCGATATGTGGACGATCAGTATCGAAATACCAACGATATATTCCCCGCCAATGGCCAGGAACGGACGCGCCATTTCGATCCGGAGTTAGGCGATAATTCCAACTGAATGGATCATTGGCATCGTAAGTCGCGTTTGTTCTGAAATCCAACTGATTGTTCTGTGCCCAACGCAAGAACATCGGGCTCATGATTTGGTTGAACTCACTGCGTGAATACGTTGAATTCTCTGAAGAATTCTCTCTGTATTTTCCCTCGACCCATTGTTCTAGTCTGAAGATCGGGTCAGTTTGCAAATACACTTCATCATCAGGCCCGAACTCGGCAATGATGGCGTCGAAAATCTTGTTTTCTAGAGCCAGGAGAGCCTGATCGCGAACATCATTCACCGTGACGACGACGGTTGCGCCAGAAGCAATACTGGCGGTGAGACGGATCAGCCGCCCCATCTGCGTGAAATCAGATTCATCCAGTTCATCGCCGTCAACCGTTATCGTAACCGGACCGTGTGGGTCTTGCGTTAGGACTACGTCATCATTGTCGTCGTATTCAAACGTGAGGATTTCGCCGAATATAGGAGTTCGGCTTCCGTCGTGTCCTTGAAGGAAAACGATCGGGGATGGGAAAGTCAAATCCGTGATTGTGGCGGGACGAGCCGCTTGGGCCAGACCCATTGATGCCGGGGTGGGCGGAATGAAGTTTTGGCCGCCGCCGACCTTGGATAGCGAGAAAGCAAAGTCGCTAGTCTTGTTGGCCTTCATCGAAGTGAGGATTAGCTCTACCCACGTGTCGGGGCCATCGTCGTCCAACGAGACAGGATTGATCTGTCCGTTATTGTAAAACTCAATGGTTTTTTGAACAAATCGATTTCTGAAACGAGTGTATTCTTGTTCAACAAATCGCGCGGCGTTCATGTAGTCGAATGCCGGATCGCTTGCAAGCAACATCGTCTTCAACAACGGACTACGGTGTTGAAGAATGCGAGTTCCCTTACTCAATACTCTCGCGGTATCTCTCCAGTTGTTGGTCGAATACGCCACCCCGTCGAAATCGTCTTGAGAAGTCAAAATGGCATTGAAATGATCGAACCACTGGCCGCGCGTGATGAAGGTAACTTCATCATTGTTTGGGTTGGCTTGAAGATTAGCCGGAATGGAAAACACACCGTCAGATGTAGCGATTTGGCGAGTTGTGTCGTTGGTGAAATGCCAGTCGTTAACGAAAGCATCATTGGCTGGATTGGGAGCCATTTGACGGAAGAAGTGAAATCCCTTTACGCTCCCACCATCGTAGGTGTAACGACGCGACGCGATATCGTTTTCGAAAACGATTTGGCCATTCTTGTCGTATTTGAGAGGCTGTCCCAGGACAGCATCCACCCGTCCGGTCCCGAGCGCAAACGAGAACAGACGATTGCCCGCGAAGGTGCTGTCCGTATAAATCGTCTCGTCGTCAAGGGCCACGCCATCGACATCATAGAGATTGAACAACGGGGCTTCGGCTGGCGAAAACTCCTGTGCTTTGCCCCAAACCGTTCCATTGAAGAAAAATTCAATGTTGGTTCCGCTTAGGGTCGCGATGTCGCCGTCATTGGAAGCCGGTTCAGGAATAAGCACGATGACTTCAATTCCTTCAACGTCGAACGTTGTCTCTACCGTCACGATTCGATGACTGAACTGGGGATATCCGGGGACAGTCGCTGCAATTAGCAGGCGATCTCCGTCTTGAATCGTATTGAAGTAATCATCCGATACGGTTCCGATTGGTTTACCGTTGATCTGGGCCAGAGCAACACTGCCCTGTTCCCAACGTTCTTCATCCCACGGAGTGGTATCCCAGCCAAGAATGTAGTTGGCCGGTCCAGTCAATACCTTATCGACATCCGCAACATGTTGGCGGCCATAGTTGAATAGCTCGATGTCTTGGATGAACTCAATGATGGGACGAGAAGCTTGATATGGCTGGAAATTACTCCGATCCCAACTGAATGCTTTTTTGTGCACCCAACGATTGGTTTTGCTCCAACCATTCTGGTCACTAGATCGACGATCTATTGTTGTATAGATGGGATCAAGAGCGGTTTCATCATCCGAATAGGGAGTAAAAACGATTGAAGTTCCAACTCCATCGACATAATACGTTCCCGTGACTGTTCTCGTTATCCCATCTTCAATGGAAATTCGATGTCCTGATGTGAGAAATTCGAGGTCGGTTAGGGCAGCCGGGTGTTCTGCGTCGATAAAATCAACGATGTTGAATGAAGACTTGCCTTGAATCAGAGTCCGCAAATTGCTGTAACGATAAACCTCAACGACTGCATTGATCCCTGGAGTCGAAATCGACAAATTATTCCCAGATCGGGAATAATTTACCGAAACGCCATTGACGAAAACTGCTGGGCTTTCATCGCCGATTTCAAGGTCTCCCGAAACGGCAGGCATAGCGAAGACGCTGGTCGAACCATTGCCAGTATACTGTGCAATCGGCGATTTCAATGCAAGAATTGGTTGTTCCACGACATCGCCATTGTCGTCAGTGTTTAGGCTAAACCAGTAATACTGTTGGAAGTTGTTTATCTTGTCCAGGTCGAGCGGCGGACCCCACGAATAGAAATCGTTCTCGAACATGCGAGAATGATTATTGTCCAGGGCGCCGTTTGCCCGAAGATGATTTACCAAGTCTGAGTAAAACAAAACGCGGTCGATGGCGGTGTCTGAGATAGACACCATCGTTGGTTCTAGTTGACGCGAATACCGTTCGATCGTCGGCTCGGTAATGTAGAAATCAATCGTGTCGTCATAGTAATCCGGGTATTGGCCAATATATCCGGTAAGCGTTTCCGCTTTACCGGGTTGGAAAGCCTGATCTATAGTCGCAGCAAAGAATTTACGAAGATCATCCGTTCTGAGGTGCGGGGGCAGTAGGTCTATAATTCGGCGTTTGTCAACCATTATCGGATTCTCAAATTCGCTGCGGTGTTAGAGTTAATGATTACGACATCAGATACCTGAGCCGTAGAAATGAATAGTTCGTCGCTTCTGCAACGGATTTCGAAACCTTCACCGAAGCTGCCTTCTCCCGACAACGGGACCAAAACGATGCTGGCGATCGATCCCGCGAGTCTTTGGTGAATGAAGCCCGACAGTTCGGTATAGTAAAACGTGTCTCCGAAATCCCAATACGACACATCGAAGAACTCGTTTATGGCGCGAATGACGCGGCTTTTGATTTCCCCGTCGCTCAATGTGGAATTCGACAACTTGACGACCTTGAACTGTGCGCGAAGCTCTTGGGGGGCTCCAGTGCCGAACAAGAACTTGTATTGGACCGGTCTCCAAACGATTCCGTCACTGAACATGCTGTAATTCTCTAGATCAGCAAATGCCAACCGAAGATCAAGTTCAGATGGGGGTAGAGGAAGATCGGCTACCTTGGCTCCATTGGCAATCCATTGACGAGTTACGTAATCATATTCGTTGGTCAGCACAAAAATGTCGATAATATTCGTCTTTGATGGGTCAATTCTATGGTCGGTTGGCGCATAATGTTTCCATTGAAACGCAATAGGCAATTGACGAACATCAGTTGATGTCGTTTCGCCATCGGCATACCATTCCTTGGCAACGTTTGGTCCTCGGCCTCGGCGATAACGGAATTCACGATACAACCTCGTCCACACGAGGCTCGATCCGTCCTTGGTTATTTGCCAAAACGTATTCGATGGGGTTGATCCATCAACCAACTCAAACGCCACGGTTCCTTCTGCCAGATCGGCCAGGGCAGCTACGCGATCGTCTCGTGTTTCGTAAACGATGACTTTGTTGGTAGGCAGGTAAGCTCCATCAGAAGACCTTTCCCAGAAAAGATATGGCGCGGCGTCGATATCTCCGATCACACGAACGTAGGTGTCGGGATCATCGGGCTGGCCGTCTTCATCCGAATCGAAGAAACGAACACTCACGCGACGAGGTTCGGCATAGCCGTCTGCGTAGAGGATAAGCTTGTCGATCGCGAGATCATATGGCCGTTGAAGAGCACGACCAGAGAGGCCACCTTCGGTATCTAATGCGGTTACGTCTTCATTGGTGGGCAGAACACGGATGAGATCGGCATTTTCCAATCCCGTCGATCCGTCAATCGTCTTGGCGCCTTCGAAATACCATTGAACATTCTCGACGCTTTCGAAGACATAGCGTAGGCCGCGAATTGTCAGGCGCCAGATGCCAGGAAGACGTTCTGCAACCAGCATCTTGATTCGCGTCACGCCTGACGAGTCATCAAATTCTGGAGTAGAAACACTATCCGGGGAACCGACTTCCCAATGCTCAGCAGTGATAGTCGGCGAATAGTTATACCACAGTGTGAATGGCGTATTGTCTTGCAACTTTTCTTCAATGGCTGAAAATGCGTCGCCGCCAAGAGTAGACAGGTAACGAGGGATGATCCGCGTGATAGTTGCGTTGTCGGCAACTGTTTCAGTCAACGTCACGGGTCCTTTGTAGTTCGTAGCTGGTGCCACATTGAATGCAGAATCGATTTGATCAATCGACACCCATTTCTTGACACCACTTTCACTGACTTCCAGGATTGCTCCCGGTCTAATCAATACACTGCTATCCAGTCCAGTGAAGTATCCAGTAGAAGAGAACTTGCCGGACGTGCTTTTTCTCCACCGAGCATCTTCTGGTGCAGTCACAACACGGTCGAGCAACATGCTCCAAGCATAATTTGCTGCTTGTCGATCGGACAGGAGAGGCTGAATGCTCTGTGACACGATTTCGCTGACCGACTGTCCAAGGCCGGTGATGACTTCGGTATAGAGGTTGGCGGCTTCGTTGTAGAAAATGCCATCATCGCTGAATACGTTCGTGTCTTGATAATTCCCAGTAGGATCATTCAAGTCGATGAAACGCGAATGTCCAGAATACGTCCGGTTAATCGCTTTCAACTTCATAGCAAGGTTGGATTGAAGCGGGAAGATGTTGTAATCTTCGCCCGACACCATTCGATTCTGGGTCGCATACACTTGCGGTGCGCGGCGACGAATTTGTTCGTCGGTTTCGCGCAGAGCCGAGTTGCTTACTGGCGTTTGTAGAGAAAACGTCAGATACAAGCTACGCTCAACACCGCGACGGTTCGTATACCGGAAAGGCATACGGATGCGATCAATTTCCTGGGGTCGAATCGTGTATTGGAGACCATTCGACGTTCTATAGGTGACCCGAATATTGCCGTATGGAGCACTACCAAAACGACCATCCGAGAAACGAATGCTGATCCGGTCATCATCACGCGTGATGACTTGGAAAATGTTCCGAGTCGTTACCGGGAGGCTATTGAAGGTGATATTATCACTAAACAGTGACGGAACTTTTTCCCAATCGACCAGGATAGTGCCACTATCGTTGATGGTTTGAACCCAAACGTCAGTTTCGTTGATCCCCGTCGTCTCGATATCGAGGATTTGGTTTTCAATCGGCGCGGCGATCGAGAATGTTTGGCGATTGGTCGAACCCTGCTTGAACAGCATGAAGAACCCAGTGTCGTTTGACGAGTTGCCGTTGCCATCGGCTCGATAATAGAACTGGAACGCGGAATCGGTATTCGGGACTCGCTCAGTGAAGCCACCGAGGTCATCAAAATCACCGTTGCAGAGTTCGAAATCGGTTCGTTCTCCGCCGGTTGTGGCCGAAAACGATAGTGACTGGCCGCCAACGCTATTGTTCAGTCGGTAGGATTGCGTGCGAATTCCGCCAACTGTCCCAGAAGAAATCGGCTGGCCGAATTGGTTGTTGGCGACAAATGCATTGTTCAATACAAGGATGAACCGTTCGAACCAATCAGGATCGTCGGGATTATCCCACTCGACGATCGTGTTTGCCAAGCTGATGCCATATGAATCGACGATGTCATCATCGGTCTCGACTTCGACCAGTTTCACTAGGCCGCGAGCAGCTTGGTTTCGACGAGGATTGTAAGACAGGAACCGGGCCAGACGGAGAATTGATTCTCTCGCTTCGGCACTTTCTAGGAAATTTTCACGAGCATTGATGTCGGTCTTGAATGCAAGGATGCCAGCCGTCCACGCAACAAGCTCCAGGAGGAACATGAACTCACTGGACTCAATGTAGTCATTGTAGTCTTCCGGGTAGTTGACTTGGAGATATTGGCGCATTGCCAGGGCGATCGAGGGAGGATCACTGGCGTTGAAGTTTACTTGAGTGAACGCCCGATAAAGGACGCGCCAATCATCACCGGCAAATAGTTCAGACTGTCTGAGTGACGTGCTCATGGTATTCCTTAGTTGCTTCCGCCGTTATTCCAGCGAGCCGTTTCGCGGCGTTCAAAATCAAGAGAAAAGGTGTCTTTTACGTTGTGTGGAGAGAACACCAGGGGAACTTCAACCCGAATGCCTTGGTTTCTTTCATAAACCAGCACGCTGCTTTCATCCAATGTCACGCGGGTTTCGGCCCGACAAATCCGAATCACTTCGGACACGATGTCATCACGAACAGCCGGGGTGAACTGTTCCATTACATAGTCCCAGATGCGGCATCCCCACGTGGGGCGCATCACACGCTCACCAATTCTAGTATAGAAATGGTTCATCAAGTCACGCTTGATCAGTTCGATGTCGTAAAAGGTGTGTTCTCTCGTTAGGCTCGTGCCGACAGTAGAAAACCCTTTGAAGTAATGCGTAGCCATGTCAGGGTATTTATTCCCCAATTATGACCACATATTACTCTGGCGTCTATTTGATTGGATTTTCTTGTGAATACCGGTGAACGGCCAGGGCTTTTACTTTTTCTGGATCACGGACAACGAATGAACCTTCGTGGGCGCCGCCGCACAACCATGTTGGGTGAACTGCTGACCCTTTTCGAATCCAGATCAAATATTCCCCATCATTGGTCGGGTAATCGACGAGAACGGCGCGCTTACACCTCAAGTCCATATCCTCGTCGAGCACGTCTTGGCGAAGAAAGAACCGGGCCAAACCGTTAGTATCGCGGCCAGAATTAGAGATGAACCAAAATACCAAACTCGGAATATCGTATCCGAAATCATACAGAATGGCTTTGCTCCCATTAGGCCCCTCTATTTCGGCAGTATTGAGTAACGTATAATCCATTGTTTTGGCACGATCATACAAATCCTCCATGTCGCCGACCAGAGAAAGAATTGCGATCGCCAGTTGATTTCGGTCAAGGCTTTCTACAATTTTCTCTTCCCAAATTTTCGGGATACCGTGGCGTGCAATACGACTCAACACATCGATTTTTTCTTTGATCTTCAGCTTGAAATCTACCAGTTCGAATATTTCAACTGGAAAATTATTCCAGTTGACTGGCTCGTCTCGTTCGTCCATGTATTGTTCGGCACCGGGACAAAACTGCCATCTGCGGTTCGTTTTCTTGTCCAGGATGATGAATAACCGTCCGTGTTCATCGGCGTAATCATTGAAGTAATTGTGTGATCCCGTTGCGGCGGTGCACCACTGTGTGTTC